ACAAATGTGTAAATATGGTGATTTCTTCTTAAAACTAGAAATATCAGAAAAATTTGGAGTGTATAATGTAATACCTTACACAGCATACCACATTGAAAGAATGGAAGGTCAAAATATGGAAAACCCATCAGAAGTAAAATATAGATGGAATCCAGATGGTTTTGCAGGTGGTTCTTATGGTTACTATAATGTACCTAACCAAAGTGTAGAAGATGATAGAGGAGGTATAGTATTTGATAATTACGAAATGGCTCATTTTAGATTTGTAGCAGATGTTAATTATCTTCCTTATGGTAGAGCATATATTGAACCAGCTAGAAAACTATTTAAACAATATACATTAATGGAAGATGCGATGCTAATTCATAGAATTGCTCGTGCTCCTGAAAAAAGAGTATTTTATGTAAACGTTGGAGCTATTCCACCAAATGAAGTAGAAGCATTTATGCAGAAAACTATTTCAAGTATGAAACGTACTCCAATGATGGATGAAAAAACAGGTGAATATAACTTAAAATACAACATGCAAAATATGCTTGAAGATTTTTATATTCCTGTTCGTGGAAATGATAACGCAACTAAAATTGACACAACACCAGGTTTATCATATGATGGTATTCAAGATGTAGAATATTTAAGAGATAAATTATTTGCAGCACTTAAAATACCTAAAGCATTCTTAGGATATGATGAAAATACAGAAGGTAAAGCTACATTAGCAGCTGAAGATATTAGATTTGCTCGTACAATTGATAGAATACAAAGAATTATTTTATCTGAATTTAATAAAATAGCATTAGTACATTTATATACTCAAGGTTATACAGATGAAACATTGACTAATTTTGAATTATCAATGACTACACCATCAATTATATATGATCAAGAAAAAATTGAATTACTAAAATCAAAAACAGAATTAGCGCAACAGATGTTAGACCAAGGTTTAGTACCATCTGATTGGATTTATCATAATGTTTTCCACTTTAGTGAAGACCAATATGATGAGTATAGAGATTTAACTAGAGAAGATGCTAAGCGTAAGTTTAGACTAAACCAAATCGAAGCTGAAGGTAATGACCCTGTAACATCAGGTAAATCTTATGGAACACCACATGATTTAGCTTCATTATATGGTATGGGAAGAACACAATCAGACCCAGCAAATGTACCTGATGGTTATGGTCAAGACGACCCACAATTAGGAAGACCTAAAGATTCTATGACTACTAGAGGTAAACAAGATAATAATTTTGGTAAAGATCCACTAGGAGTAAAACGCATGAAAGATACAGATAAAAACGATGGAGATGGAAGGCCTGGATTAAGCGAGTCAGAAAGTGCTCATGTGACATATTTAAAAAATAAAGAAATTTTTAAATCTCTTAACAAGAAAAAGTTAATATTTGAAGAAGATAAAAATCCTTCATCATTACTTGATGAATCTCAACTAAAAAGCTAATATTTATAAATAAATATATTTTTGATGAAAATAAAACATTCAAAATTTAAAAATACTGGTATATTATTCGAATTACTAGTAAGACAAATCACCGCGGATACACTTAAAGGTGGTGATTCACCAGCAATTGATATACTTAAAGAATATTTTGTTAAAACAGAATTAGGACGTGAATATAAATTATATGAGTCTATATTAAAATCAAATACTTTAAATGAAGGTAGAGCTAATTTACTTATTTCTACTATTTTAGAGAATTCTAAAAAATACAATAGATCTTCTCTTAGAAAACAAAAGTATAACTTAATTAATGAAATTAAGAAACATTATAAATTAGAATCTTTCTTTGGTGCTAAAGTAAAAAACTATAAAGAAATAGCTTCTATTTATACCTTAATAGAAAGTTACAACTATAAAGAAGTAACTAACATAGATCAGATAAATAACAATAAAGTTACATTGTTAGAATTTCTAACTAAAGCAGAGGTTTTAAATAAAGGTAAAGATACAGTAATAAAAGAATATTCTGAATATGATAAAGATTTAAGAACTTTAACATATAGAATATTACTAGAAAAGTTTAATGATAAGTATGACGGTTTAAGTATAGAACAAAAAGAAATACTAAAAGAATTTATATATTCAGTAGATTCAAAACCATCATTAAGAGAATTTTATAATTCAAAAGTTAATATTTTAAAAGGAATATTAAAAGAAATATCTGCACAAATAAAAGACGCAGCTACTAAAATTAAAATTACTGAAGTATCTAAATTAATTACTGAGTTAGATAAAACAGATAAAATTGATAATGATAATTTAGTTGATTTGTTACAATATTATGAACTAGTAAAAGAGATTAAAATAGCAAATGGCGTTAAAATATAGATTAAAAGAAGAACCTGCAGAAATAGGTGATGTAACAATTAGTAATGGTAGCAAAACAGTTGTTACTGATATTGATGATCAAACTGGAGCTATAACTTGGTCTGTTGACTATATTCCTAATTTTGAAAAATTATATAATGATGTCGATGATTTAGCAACAACAGCAAAAGGTGTAGTTGCTAAAACTAAAAATGATAAAAAATTAAGAGATATATTTGAAGAGGCTAAAAAGCTAAGAAATAAAATTAGAACTCATCTTAGAAATGAATACCCAGATCAATATAAAACATTTGGGCCAGGTTCAATGAAAGAAGCAGCTCAAGATATTAAAGTAGAGTTACCTAATATAACAAAAACAAAAGCAAATAACCAAATTACTACAGTATCAGGCTTTGCTGATTTTATATTAGATGCTTGGGATGAGGTAGCAGAAAAAGAACAAGAGGGTATTCAAAAGAATGCATTTATAAAACAAGCTAGAGCATTTTTACAAAAAGCTAAAGGTGAGGATAAAAAACTACCACAAGTGACAAAAGAAGCTTATAGTGGTTTTCTAAGAAACCCAGAAGATCCAGATTCCGAAAAATTTGAACCAACAGGAGCAGTAGCTGAATTTAGAGAAGAGATAAGAGCATTATTTGGTAAATTTAAAGGTGATTTAAAAAATCCTGAATTTATAAAAGGAGTAGCTCAAATAATGAATAATTGGAAACCACTTTTAAGAAGTCAAATGTCTGAAACTGATGTAGACGAAGCATCAATGTCAGGTGCAGCTGGTGCTTATAACACACCATATGCTTTTGTAAGAAAACCTTTAAAACCTAAAAGTAGTAAGAAAAAGAAAAAATCTAAGTATAAAATGAGTAAACCTTCAGGTTTAGTTAATTATTTAGACTATGCAGTTAAAGAAGGAGTAGGCGCTACTTTAGGACCAGGGCCTAAAGCAGGTGAAGATGGAGTTAATGATAATGCGTATGTAAAGCAATTTAAATACAAATTAGTTAAAAAGAATAAAGACGGTACTTACGTACAACCACCATCTACTCTACCAGTTCGTAAACTTTGGGGAGAATAGCAATATTTATAACATGAAGTATAAGGCAATTAAAGAAGACGAAGACAAGCTAGATTCATTCCAACAAGGAAGAATTGATGCTTTTGATAAGATTGAAGAAGAATTAAAATCTCTAGTAAAACCCTTAAGACAGGCAAAAATAGAGACTATAAAATATTATAGACAAGATGAACCAAAAAGTTTTTCTGTCGTCTACGGAACGGATTTAATTAAAGATTATATAAAAGATATTAAAACATTATTAGAAAAATAATATGAAAACACTACAAGAACAGTACAACCTAATTAAAGAAGGAAAAGGACATAAAGATGTGTTTCTTAAAGAAGCAAAATCAAAATTTCCTGGCATGATTAACAACGCAGCAACCTATGATCAAGCTACACATATTCTAAAAAATAGAAGTGTAATTAGCGAAAATTACATTGATCTTAAACCAATTAATACAATTGAACCAACTGCAAAACAAAACTGGGAAGATAAATTTGCAAACTTTTTAGCTGAAGCAGGTGATAAATCACTTAATCCTATTGTTAATAACGATATGAAAGCTAATACTAAAGAATCAGAAGAAAAAATATCATCTGATTCTAAATTAAAGTTTGAAATGGAAACTAATCAAACAGGTAGATATAAAATATCTGATGGTGTAGAAAATATTGCATCACACAATTATGATTATTCTCCAAAAGTAGATAACATTAATAATGTTAACGCTCAGGAAATGATGAGTGGTGTATACTGTGAAATAAAAAATGACCCAAAATTAACATTAGAAGAAGCCCAAGAAAAAGTAATTAAAAACTTAGCTAAAGATTCTTTATATTATGTTAAAGAAGGACAATTTGGTGTTGCAGGTTTAGGATACCAACAAGAATCAGCAGGATTACCTGATGTAGATTCTCAATGGTCAGTAGTTAAAGAAGGAGTACAAAAAGTATTAAAAGAAAGCTTAAACTCATTTACAGCAAAATTAAATGAAGATTCATTTGATGAAGCAAGAGATAAAGCAATACAAGCATCTCAAGAAAAAGCAGGTATGGAAGAAGAAGCAAGACCTGACTATCCGGACATCGATGGAGATGGAGATACAAAAGAACCAATGGCTAAAGCAGCTAAAGACAAAGAAAAAAAGAAAAAAGTGAAAAAAGAATCAATTGATAGTAGATTAGCTGAAATAGGAAAAGAAGCTGAAGCAGTAAAATTAGAAGCACAATTAGACTTTTTACATGATCATATCCAAGAAAAAGTAGATAGAGTAAATTCAATTAATGAAGATGATAATCTTAAAGAATTAATTGATAAATCTAAGATGAAGCAAATGCAGAGAGAGATCAAAGAGCTTGAAAAGAAAAAATCTAAAATGGAAAAGATTTATGAAAAATCTTGTGGTAAAAAATATGCTAAAAAAGAAATGGTAGATGAAACTGAAGGAGTGGATGAATCATTTGAAAGT